AGCGGACACTTCTTGTCTGTCTTAGACATCATCTGCTTCATCGCGCCTTGGTAGCGCGCAGGCACATCACGCATATTCGTGGCCATTACATTCTCCTTGTATACTATAGCAATGAAAACTACATTGCAATCGCTATCATGAAAACTTCAGAATGCTTGTTTTGTAAAAAACAATTCACTCCAAAAAAGAAAACAACAAAATACTGCTGCAGACATTGCCAGACAAAAAACATCGGAATCTTGACTGGCAAGCAAAGAGCTGAAAAACGTAAAAATGGGAAAATTCTTTCATGTTTAATTTGCTCAACATCATTCTATGTCCCTGCATACAGAATTGAAACAGCAAAATTTTGCTCTAGGAAATGCACATCAATTGCCAATCCTCAAAATACGAAAAAAGCTCGACTTGCAAGCCCTCTTATGAAAAGAGCAGGCATTGGATCAATCAAAAAATACATTGTTATCAAAGTTGATGGAAAATATATTAGAGAACATCGCCATGTAATGCAGGTTCATCTTGGTAGAAAATTAGAAACTCACGAACATATTCATCATATCAATGGGGATTCATCTGATAACAGGATTGAAAATTTACAAGTTTTAACAAATTCAGAACATCAAAAGTTAGAACTTAGCTTTTTTTCTTCTGCTTTATTCCAGCAGAACTCAAAGCAATAGCCACCGCCTGGCGTGGATTCTTCACTACTTTGCCGCCTGGTCCAGAGTGCAAGCCTCCGGTCTTAAATTCATGCATCACCTTGCCAACTTTCTTCTGTGCCTTGGTCATCTTCATGATTTCACTCCTAGAAATTAATTACGCCAATTATGCTACGCGGGGTATGTTCCTGCGCAGTGACTGCCCCCACTTATTGCTGGACGCAGAGCCAAACGCACCCGTTATCGCGTCACTTGCAAACGTCAAGCAAAACGCGTCTGCCCTATCGGGACTCGCTAACCCGCGCTTCCTGATCTCGTCCTTACCCTCAATCTGAATCTTGCCGCTGCTCGTAAACGAATACCGCACGGTGGCCAGCTCCGAGATCAACAGGTCATCCTTGGGCATGGTGCAGTCACGCTGCTCCAACCACGCCTTGGCCTTGTGCCATAACTCTGCCTTCAAGTTCCTGTACGTACCGCCCATCGCTGGACTCTCGGAGACATTGATACCCCGCGCCGGCAGGTTCAGCTCGCGCAGCCGGTCAACCACGCCAGCACCCAAACCAATAGAGTCCACCAGTATCTCGTGCGGACGCTGGCTCGGCATCAGCACCTCATACTCGGAAACAATCGCACCCGTCAGTTGCATTAGGTCCAAATTCTTCCACGTCTTAATCGGCTCGGTCACCGCGTTGCCCTGGCGCTTGCAAAGTGCGCTACGGTCAGAGCCGAACCTGGCCACGTCCAATCCCCACACTAACCTTGCGCTGACGCTTGGCGCCACGTCCCGCTGTGTGGCCATCTCCAATAACTCCATCGGGATAACGGTGTCGTCATCGCTCCTGGGAAACTCACCCAGCACGCGAATGCGGTACGCGTTGCTCTCCTCGCCATACCTAGACTTCATCTCCTCGATGTAAGCCTCCGAGACGCGGGGCGAGTCCGCGCACGAAACCTTCATCGTGATCCAATCACCCGCCAAACGGTTATGTGTGTCAAAGAAGAAACCACTGGACCTTACCGGATTACCTAGTAACAAAGTTACAGCGCTGTGGCCGGACATGGAACCTGCCGCAGCCTCGAACACCTGCTCGGGGATACCGCTGGCCTCGTCTGCCACCAGCATGACGTGCTCGCTGTGTACACCCTGTAACGCTTCCGGCTGCTCGGCCCTGCTGGTCCTGGCGCTGATAAACGCCTCGTTTGGGTACTCCTTAAACTCGATCCGGTCTTGCTTAACCTCCAGCTGGTCTTGCAATGTCGGCGGTAATGCCTTCACCCAGCGCTTTAGCTCCGCGAATAAAGCGTCATACAGCTGCGAGCTGGTCGGCGCCGTGAGCACAATCTTGACGGGAAAGCGTAGGAACGCATACCAAATAATCGCCCAGGCTGCTGCCGTGCTCTTGCCTACGCCATGTCCCGACCGGACGCTGATCCTGCGCTCACCCTTGGCAATGTGCATCAGAAATTCCTTCTGCCAGGGGTCAGGCTCCGTATTGAGCACCTCCTGGACAAAGAGCACAGGGTTGCGGTAGTACTTCTTCGCCCACTCAATAAACGGGTTCTTGGACTGCTCGCCTTGTGCCTCTGTCATCTCGGTGACAGTGGACGCGATAGTTGGCACAGTTTTTATTTTTTTTTTGGCAGAGGGCGGTGTCGGTGACACGGGTAGGGGGGTCGGGGTCATGGCGGCGGTGTCTGTTTAGGTGCAGCAGTTGCCGCCCCCGCCGCCAAAGCAAAGGGGGGGGGTCGCGGCCACTGGAGCCAGCCGGACGGGCCAGTACCCAGCGTACAGTGGTAAGTTATCCACAGGATAGTCACAGGCTAAACAACTTAACATAATGCCCGTCGTATAAAGTAGAGACACTTGAGACATGGTTATCCACAGACCTGCTGGACGTTGTCAGCGTCCTGCACCACCTCGACATGGCGCAGCGCATCGAGGCGCAGGCCGCCAATGGAGATGTTGACCGCGGGACCGCGCTGCTGGGCGTAGACGCCAGGCTTCCAGCGCTCTGCTACCCACTGGCGCGTCTGTATGCGCACTCTAGCCAGGTTGCTCTCCTCCGGCGCCGCCTGGTCAGCGATCTCCAGCGTCTGGCAAGCGAGCACATCTGCTGCACGGGCGCGCGCGCGAGCAATTTTATGCTCGTTATCGGGCATATCGCACCATATTTCCAATGCCCTTCGCCCGATTCCAAGTGCCTCGCATATCCGCGCCGTTGACTTGCCGGCCTCGAACATGGCCACGATCTCCTCGACCTGGAGCGAGTCCAGCACCGCTAGGTCGCTAGTCTTTTTCGGTTGCCCAGCCATTAGAAAGCCCTCCAACGCAAAATAGCGCGCCCAAGCACCATACCCATGCCCAGCCCCACATAATCGCTTCTACGCATCATCTAGCCCCTTTAAAAGCCTTTGTGTCGAACAGTTTCGGCAGCGTGCTCGGTTTGCTCATGTCCAGGTCGTTGACCATGTCATCGAACCCGCTTGGACCACCGACCGCCACCAGCTTGCTCTCTGGCCACAGCCGCTTGATCTCTCCCAGCTGACCGCCTGCCTGCTTGGCTAGGATTATCGCAACCTCTGCCGCCGTCCAGACGTCCCTGTCGGTTGATCCTGGCCACTGCTGGCAGTACAGCGCCTTGGCACGCTCATCGGGCACGATCACGAAAACTGTTCCATCCTCGCGCTGGTGCTCGATCTGCCCCAGGTCTGGAAGTTCGCTAACCCCGTTGTCTGCAGCCCAGGTCTCCATCGCCTGGTACGCCTTGCACATACCCCTGACCGCCTTGTTGAGCTTTTCGTCGTCCCGATCTTCCTGGGCCTGCCAAACCCTCTCCAGTTGCAGCCACACCTTTTCGCGTAGCTCGCTATCCACCAACCAGACCAGCCTATCAATACCCCATTTAGCATCATGGGTATTCTTCCGATTAGCCAGCTCAACCATGACCGCGTTTTTAAACACGTCAAACTTGTCTGCTGGATATGCTGGCATTGCTGGCGGGTTAATCGCCAAAGATTTAAGTTTTTTAGTTGCCACATGGTCCTCCGATTCTGGGCATTGTGCGGAGGAAAAAATGGGAGCGTATATCAAGACATACGCTCTCCCATTTTTCCATTCCCGCCAAATCTATGCCGAAACACTGTTTTTTTCCATTTTTCTTCCATTTTTCTTCCATTTTTCCCATTTTTCCAGTTTTCATATTTCCCCATTTGCATTGACTTCTTCCATTTTTCTTCCATTTTTCCAAACCCAAATCTGCAAGCTATAAAACACCCTAAAAGTCACTATCGTTTTGGTCATCATCGCTGTAAATCACCCACGCATAAGGAGCGAAAACATCTGCCTTTTCAGCGGTTTGTAGGGTTTGAAAGCACCGATCAAAGTCCTTTTTTGCCGTTGTTTCGTCGATCTGGGTAGCATAAAAAGCTGCTCTCCACTGGTCAACGTGAACCGATTTATTGCGTTTTCCAGCACTATCCCGCATCTCTCCATGCTCCTTAATTGCCTTATGCAGTGCGTTCAGAACCAACTTTTGGACACCTCCACGACCTGTCCTTGGCGGCGGAACCTTGGATTTCTTGTGCTGCTGGTCGATGTTTTCCTGCTGCTCCCTGACCGCTAAAGAGACGTTTTCGTCCAGCCCTAATGCGCTTTCCTTGTCCTGGTTAATGTTGATTTGGACCATCTCAAAGCCAAATTTAAGGTTGTCCTGGCCATCCTTTTGCTTACTTATGGTGAGGATTCCTTGGCCAGCGACGCCTTCTTTAAGGTCATCATTGACGAGCTTTTGCAGCTCCAACTGCGTATCCACAGCGCCTAATAGGCTTGAATGACCCCTCAATCCTTTAGTGGCGTCCTTGCCACTATGGTGCAAAACCATCAAAGCGCAGTCCAGTTTGCGCTGTAACCTGCCTGCGTTATGGATGAATGCGCCCATGTCCTGGCTGTCGTTCTCGTTGCCGCCGCCGAAGGCTCTGGCAAGGGTATCTATCTGCACCAGGCGCAGCTCTATGCCTGTGCGCTCTATCAGGCTGTCAATTGACTCCATCAACAGGTTGAAGTCATCCGCGCTTGATCTCAGGTTCAACTGGTAGCGTATGACGTAGATTTCGGCCCCGTCCTGAGTCTGGTGGTTGATCTTGCAGGCTTTGATACGCGCCCCGATACCTCCATGGCCTTCTCCCGCTATGTACAGGACCGCACCAGGGTTCGTTACCTGGTTACCCATCCACTGCCTGCCGGTGGCCACCGCCTCGGCTAAATCGAGTGCGATAAAGCTCTTGAAACTGCCAGGTGGTCCGTAGAGTGCCGAGAACCCACCCTCCGGTAATACGTTCTCAATGATCCACCTGACAGGCTCATCCTTGATGGTGTCCCATGCCTCGATGTTGAGGAGCTGCGGCGTCGGGTTGTAGGCTTCTTGCTCTGTTTGCGTTGTTTCTGTTAATTGTTCGCTGTCTGTGACAGGCATCTCCTTAGTGATGATCGGCGCCTGCTTTGCCATCTCCGCAAGTTCCTTGCGCGTACCCTTCATGTGGTGCACCCACTCGTGCGCGTCATCCCCCTCTACCATCAGGTCCAGGTCCAAGTACCGGATTGACTTGGCCACAGGTAGCAGGTTCTGTATTGCACGCCTGGCGTACTGTCTACCTGGCTCGTCGTTGTCCGGTATGACCACTATGTTGGCGCCTGCGAAGTACTGCGTTATCTCGGCTGGCCAACTGCCTGCACCCGTGTGTGACGTGGTGGCTATGGCGCCAATGCTTACTAAGGCGTCCGCTGCCTTTTCACCCTCCACCAGGTAGATGGCACGGCCTGCGGTCTTAGCGTCCAAGAGTTCCGGTAGCTGGTACGGCACTATGCGAGTGTCCTTGAGTCCGGCAATGCGCTTCCCCGCGGCGTCCACGCGGTGTATGGAGTACGTCTTACCCTTGGCGTCGTTAGTCTTGTACCTGCGCTTGGTAAACAGGACATCGCCGTCCTCCGACCTGTACAGCCATTCCTTCTCCAGTACCGGAGCCTGGTGCTGGGTGAAGCTAATCTCCTCACGTTTAGGTGTGGTGGGCAGCAGGTTGCGCTCCCTGACAGCGTCGAACACGTCCCGCTGGTCGCAGCCGCCGTGACAGTGAAACAGAACCTTTCCCTCCGACTCGGTGATCGACAGGCTGGGGTTCTTGTCGCCGTTCCCTCTGCCGTGGCCAGGTACGGGGCATGAGCACACCCACTGCCCGTTGACCTGCTTGGCATTACCCAGCGCCTTGGCTATTGTTTCTGTGTCCATTTATTCGTTCTCGTTATTCGAGGGGAAAAAAAAGCCGGTGGAGATCAACCCACCGGCGCGTTCAGTCTAACGCTTAGAAAATCTCGTCATCCTCTACCACTTCCACGGGCTTGGGAGCTGCCTTGCGTACCGGCTGCACTACTGGCGCTGGCTCAAAGGCTACTTCCTCGGCTACCGCATCCAATCCAGCAGGACGGGCAACCCAACCCTTTAATACGAAAATTGGTATCCGTGTCGTACCCTTACCAATCTTCTCGGCCTTAGAGTGACCGTACTCCAGCACAGGCAGCTTGCTAGGGTTAGCGGCACGCTCGGCAGCGCAAGCCTTGTACATCTGCTCCAGCCCCATGTTTGGGCCTACGCCGTTAGATGACCACTCGGCAGCACCGATCTCTTTGTTGTACAGCACCACCTGGAAACCTCGCTTGTGTTCGGGGCTGGGCTGCGGCCCTTTCTTGCCGACAGATTCGTCTTGGACCCAATCGCGTACACCGACACCTAGCAAGAGCCAGCCTGTCTTAATGTTGTCGATGTCGAACACTACTTTTTTGAGTTCGATCTCCTCGTTGTTGTTGTTGGTCCAGGCATTAGCTTGGGGCGAGAACCGGATGTAGTTTCCAGAGCCGGATGATGAAGATAGATTTAGCATTTGCGTTTAGCTTTCAGTTTTCAGAGTTGTAGTAGGGCTGTGCTCTCGCCAAGCCCACGGGATTTGGATAACGTGAGTCCAGAAGAAACCTTCTTGGTCACACTATCCAAAACTTGTTTCCTGTCCTTGCCCAGAATCTTGTCTGCGGCAGCAGGCGAAATGATTGATGTCTCGTAAAGTTGCGTCTCGGGTATGCCAGCAGACAGCAGCACCTGGACAGCGTCCGAGTCCTTAGTCCACTGCCTGGTGGGACGTTTAGGCGCCATCTGCCAGCCGCGCAGAACACCACCCGCTTCCAGCGTCTTGGTGGCCTGCTTACGCAGCGCAGTGATGAAGTCCTCTACCAGTTCCGCCTTGTCCAGCAAGTCCGATACCTGGTCCGGCGTCAGGGTTGTGATGTCAGCAGCCACGGGGACCGCGGCCAGCGCCTTGGTCTGCGCGGGACAGATCATCTTAGCGGGGCAGTATTGGCAGGCTTCTTTGGATGGTGTGGGTTCGGTTGTATCCTTCACGGCAGCGTTTACCGCAGGCATGAGCACGTTATCAGCCCACTCGTGCAGCTCTGTTGCTGTCATTATGTGCGTTCGGTTATCGCCTGTCTGGGGCTGCACAATCGTAAGTCTGATAATTTCAAAGGAATGACTCAGATATTTCTTGAGCACGCCCAATGCGTAAATCTTCATCTGTGGGGAGTCAGCGTCCACCCACTGCCGACCTGTTTTTAAGTCCGCAATTTCCAGTATCGACTTGTCCTCATTGAAGGCAACAACGTCAGCAGTACCAGCAACCCTGACCAGGTCGTTGGAGAACGCGACCCCGAATTGCTCCACCTTAATAGTGCCTAGTTCCTTCTCCAGTGCAGCCACCATGCGGATGTGCGCGAGTGCGAATTCAGCGTTCTCCGTAGTCATTGTGATGCCTTCAATGACCTTACCTACAAAGTCCATCGGGTCCTGATCTAGCTGCCAGCAAGTCTCAGACAGCGAGTGAATGGCAGTGCCTATCTTTGCCGCCTCACCTGACTCCTCGTAGGGTACTTTTAGGGACAGGCGAGCTGATGCAGGGCAGGCGATCCAGCGAGCTGCGGATGATGGACGAAGGATTAATTGTTTCATTCGGGGCTTTCGTTGATGAGTAATTGGTAAGCAAGGTTGCGTACCTCGGACGTTACGCAGTGGCCAAGGTCCTCTGGATGCACCAGGCGCTTCAGGAATTCGGTCTTATCGCGTGATGCGTTGCGCTCTTGCTCCAGTTGCGTTGCCAGGTACACGGCGTGCTCGCGTAGGGTTCGTAGGTCTTGCAAGCTCACTTGTTTCCCTTCAGATACCAAGCGCCAATGAGCACGGCATCAGCGCGCCCGTCATCCTTGACCCGTGCAAAGGATTTCTGGTGACTTGGATACAGCTCGCAGGCTCTGGCGCGTGATGCGTCCTTGCCTGCACCACGGCCTATGCCCTTTGTCCATACGCTAGGCATGACGTAGGTGACGGGTATGTTGTAGGCCGCCACAATGCCCTCAATGATGCCAAGGCTGCGCCCAAAGCTAAACATTGATGTCACCCCCTGCCCTGGCATTGCGGATACCTTCTCAACAATGACGTGGCGAGGATCGTATTGACAAAACACACCTGCCAAATCAGCAGCAGCTATCTGCCTCTTTGCTTTGCCGTTGCGGGTAAGTTCGTGGGTAGGCATATCCAAAACGGCAATGAGATCGTGCCCGTCAAACACCGCCAATGCGCCACTCAAGCCTGGGTCGATGGACAGGACAATCATTGGGGCGCCTTTGCCGCAATCAGCGCGTCCACTGCTTGCTCCAATTTCATAATATTGCTGTACAGCGGGATCGTCTTGCCTGTAGACCACCTGCTGAGTTGGGCAGGGTCAATGCCTGCTGCATACGCTAGGTCGTTCATCTTGAACCCTGCTTCCTTTGCTTTGAGACGTATTGCCTCGATTGCTTGCTCAGTTGACGAAATCATTGTGCCTAACCCCTTTAATTGACGAATGCGTCCATTCTAAAGGTGTTTTTTGACTAGAAAAGCAATTATTTTGCGTAACTAAGGGTAAATACCTACTTAAATCAGTTGATGAAGTAGTCAATTCATGTAAGATGCAAGGCATCAACAACCAGCAAACAGGATACAAAATGAAAGCAGTTCAAATCAAAACAAACAAAAACGGCATCCAGTACGGCCTATTCGCCGTTCACACTGGTCTGTCCGCTGATGCGGATGACGTTACCTATGCCGTTTACAAATTGTGTGAAAACTATAGCCGTCATATTTCTGGCGGTATCGCCAAAACATGGCGTTATGTTGCCAAAAATTTGGCTTTTGAAGATGCTTTAACACTGTTTGAGCGTCGCTCAAAATAATCACCAACCCACGGGGCTGCGGCCCCATCTTTAGGAGTCCACCATGCGCTACCGCGAACACTACACCATCCAACCCGTCACCCGCAAATGGGCAGAGATTGCCCTGGCCCTTGCCATCGGAGTCGGTCTGGCCTTTTTCTTATTCATGGGAGTATGACTATGAGTGAATCCATGCAAAAAGAAATCGACGCGCTGGTAGCAGAGCTGTCACCCAAACCAGGCAGCCTGGGCATCCTTACTACGCATGAGATGGTGTCCCACCTGCGGATGGCGGCCACCAGGGGAACGTTAATCGGATGGGTTGGCGCCGAAAGACTTACCAGCGCCAAGCACAAGCAGGACTACGACAACCTCGCCCAGCATTGCAAGCAACTTGAATTAGAAATAATGGAGCTGAAAAGGTGAGAAAGCGCAGCTCGTACCGGCCCAAGCCGCAGCTGCCGAATCCGGTGGCCTGGCTTGTTAATGGCTTTAAGCCTGTCTCGCAGGCTGGCATTGTGAATGTCCAGATCAAGAACCACCAGGCCATCGACGCACTCAGAAAAGGTGTTGCGGACCGCGAGGACATTGACACGATCATTGCCGCGCTGAACATTACCGAGGCTTTGCAGCGTCTGGGCATCGGTGATGAGTACAGGGACCAGGTCAGAGCCGCCCAGAACGCGCTATACGCCGTCTCACGCAGAGGCATCGACAGAGAGTATCGGTTCGTGCTCAAGGCGCAGGAATTGACCGCCATCAATTTAGGCATGGAGATACACGACGCGCAGATAGAAGTGACCAGCATCAAGCACATGGAGGATGCGCTCGACATAGTCAGGGACGAAATAAAGAACCGCAAGGCGCGGGTAATATTGGAGAAATCAGCATGAGATTTTTTAAGTTTTTGAAGGACTACTACCGAGAGTTAACGCCAGCCGAAGTCATCCAGCGTGAGCTTGCTTGTGCCCATCTGGACCGACTGGAGGCAGAGGCAGCAGTCGAGTATGCGGCGGCAGTGCTCGATATGAATATGACCCGCATTGAGCGTTTAAACACCAGACTGAAGGAGTACAAGTTATGACCTGCTGCGAATATGGGAAATGCACTAACGCACCCAACTGCCCCGTTAGACAAGCACACAGGGAGGCCGCAAACAGGGCATATTCTGAGCGTGGAATGATTAGGGACACTGACCCCTACACAGACACAATCGGCACGTTTAAGGCGCTTATTTCTGTGCTTGCTGTGTGCATTGTAGTGACGCTGATTTTCTTTTTTTGGGGGAAGTGATGAACTTTGAGGCTTGGGTTTCCGAGCAGGTTTCTGCTGGCGAAGATGCAACCATCAGCTTGTGGTTGCTTGAAAAAGAATTTTTTGGCAGTTTTTACTTTGAGCGAAGAATTGCAATTTGGGTGGATGCCCTTGCAAAACGATTGGGCGTGACGGCAACAATTCATTGGCCTAGCAATGTGGTGACCTTTTATCCAAGAGCAAGGGGAACAACATGACAGGTTTTCAAAGCAAACGCGAGTCCGCTATCGGACGTTTTGCAAATGGCAGCGACTCTAAGCGCAGGGTCCTCGGCCTTGCTGGTGAATGGTCACCACGCGAGAAACTGCCAGGCGAAGCACCGCCTACCACTATCTCTATCTGGCATCATCCAGTTTATCAACCGCCAAAGATGGAGACGCCTCGCCCTGGTGCTAACGATCACCTCAACATCAGGAGCAGAAAAGCATGAAGTCCGTCAGGGAGCCGCGCATACTGGACATCTTGCAGCGAAAGGATATGTCTACCTCAGAGATATGCGTCCTGGTCCACTGCACGCAAAGGTCAGCGCAGGAGCTGCTGGCCAAGATGCGCCGCAAGGGTCTGGTGTATAGGTCAGGGTGGCGGCGCCAGCCAGATGGCATTGCGGCGGTGTTTAGGGCAGGCATAGGCGTCGATGCGCCAAAGCCTCCACGGACTTCTGATGTTGAGCGTAAGAAGAAGTCCCGTGCCAAAGAGACTCAGGAGGACAAAGAGTTTCGCCAGGCGCGTGAGAAGGCCAAGAGCATTAAACCCAGGCGCGATCCAATGATTGCGGCGTTTTATGGAGAGTACAAGTGAAAGAAATAGAAATACTCAAACGATTGCTTGACCAGGCTAATGCTATTGAGGCAGAGACAGGTGAAGTGCCTACTGCCGTCGAAGCATTAACCTGGGCTATTGATGAGATTACTCATTATTCATTGAGTCGTAAGCAAGCAAGCCGCCAGCGCCGGCCCCAAGCAATGCAGCCAGTTCTGGATCAATGTATCCAGCATGAGTCTGTCCACGAATAATCATATCGCGTGCAGTTTCTGGTGATACGTTTAGGCGCCTAGCAGTCTTTCCAATTTGCTGGGAAAGCAATTCCAACTTACCAGCTCCAATTGGTGATGTAACACCAGTAGCGCCCGATCCAGCACCCCATATAACTGCTTGCGCAGGGACCGGCTCCAACCCCATAGGAGCTGCAATTTGATTTTGCCACCAAGGTCCAAGAGATACCATCTCAGGTACAGATGCACTTGCATTTGGCACTGATGCTTTACCTTTTTTAGTGGTAGCACCACGAACATCAGGCAGACCAACTATGCGTGACCAATGCGCATCACCAACTGGCCATTGAGTCTGAAATCCTGTCTCTGGTACTCCAGATGCTGCAATGTAACTTGGCACTTTTGCAGACTTCATATCAAGCAATCCACCACTCAAGTACTTTTCCATAGGTCCAGCTTGTGCTGTCTTATGGTAAGGGTGGCCCATGATTGCTTCAAGCTCTGGTGGGAAATCGCTTTTACGTTTGTAAACTGGCAATCCACCATACTTTTTAAAGTCTTGAAACCTTCCAGCTTTATCCATCATGTAAGCAGCAGAACCACGATTTAACTCGGTAAGAACCTCGCTTCCAGGACTAGACATTCCGGTTAATGTATTGAATTTGTTGTATTCAGTAATGGCTTGCTCTGGGCCATAAATATCAGCAAATCGTTGAAATAGTGGGTCCATTGTGTACCAGGAAGCCATACCCTTATACAAATCAGGCTGCTGCTGTGCCTCACCAATGATGTCAGTAATCCTTTTCGTATTTCTAGGATTCATTACTTCTGCTGCGTGCTCCGCACCAGTAGCATTTTTTGCAGCCTTAAAAGGTCGATCAGTAATGTTTCCTTGACGCTGACCTTGCTGAGAAATATTCCAAAGGTCTTCCCTAGTAACACCAAACAATTGATTTAGCAGTGGGTCTTCTGGAGCCACGCGAGATGCAGCTTCCGCTACAAGTTCTTTTGGATTCTGATAAATATTGGGATAAGCAATACGCTGCGGACGCATCACTGTTGCATCCTTTTTGCCAATTCTTACAGCACCAGTTTGCGATCCAAACTCGCTAGGCATTGCAGCGTTTTCTGCCATCCTAGCCATTGATTGGCGCATAGGTATTGCAGAAAGCGCAGCGGCCTCTGGCAGTATTGGCGGTATCTTGGCATCGGACAGCAACCCACCAAGGTACTGCAAGGCGTTCTGAGCACCCTCAGTTCTAGGCTGATAGGTATTGCGCTCAATAAACCTACGCGCTTCCTCCTCGGCGATCCTATTGGCCTCTGAAGTGCCATACTTGCCACTTGTCATGCCCTTGTAGACGCCATAAGGCATACCCACCATGCTGGATACAGCACCCGAGCCAAGCATGGCTCCTGTCTCTCCAATGCTCTCTAAATAGTCAAGCAAGCCCATCTCAGTTACTCCTTATTGACCATACGGCCCTGCTGGGCTAAGAAAGTTAAATTGATCATTGCCTACGCCAGAACCAATTACCGGAGACGTAACGCGGCCAGCTTGCCCAGCGGTATATCCACCATAACCGGCTGCCCGTGAACGTGCCTCGTTCATCCTGCGAATCTGGTCACCAAGCTCAACAAGGCGCTGCTGCTCACGCGATAGCAGTAAACGTCCCATCTCAGCCCTAACTGGCTCTGGCGTACCCATGCGATTAAATAGGTTTGTAGCCGCTGCCGCTACACCAGGTACATTACCTGTGCTTACAGCCTGCCCAGCCGCCATAACAGCGGGTATTCCAAGGTCCTCCATCCCAGCCAAACGTCCAGCACTTTGCGATCCACGGCCAAGAGATTCAAGACCTTTAAGTCGAGCCTCTTTTGCAACTGCTGACGCAAATTCTCGGTAATCGTTATTGAATACTGCCTTTACGCGTTCCCGTGTACTTGGTTCTTGCCACATCTTTAGTAGTGACGTTTGACCAGCCACTGTACCCGTCTTTTGACGTAAAGCCTGCAATGCTCCAACGCGAAACGCATCCATCTCTGACTGAGTTAGTCCAACCAGTTGTTGTTTAAAGTCAACAATATCACCAGTCATAGCAGTGCGGCCAAGTTCAGCGGCATCCCTCATTTGCGAAGGACCTGCCCACTTCTCCATAGCCTGTGCATAAGCAGATTTACCGCCAAGTCTTGGTGATTTATCTGTTAGTACAGTTATCAAGTCCTTGCGTACATCATCATAGGCATTGGCTTGTTGGCCACCACCAGCACGCTTTAACGTCTGCGCAGAGTCGTACAAAGAATGCTTTAGCGTATCAAGCACGTTCATCGGTACAAAATCACCTTTTTGCAAGTTAGCCAAGTCAATCGTCTGTCCCGTCTTTGTCTTGTACAGCAACTCAGCAGGACCCTGCAAAGACTCAGATCGTCTTAACAATGCAGCTAAAGTATCGTCAACCTTGACAGTCGCTTTATCAATAATGTCATAAAAGGGTCGAGATTCAGACTGGCGTTGTGCATTAAATGCATCAATGCTTTGCTGAAACTGCGCACCCTGTGTGCCTAAAGCCTCGTCAGCGGCAGTCACTAACCGGCCTGCACGTCCAGCCTGGCGCTCACGGATAGCACGCTCCAGAGCCTGCTTTGTTTCACCAGGTAGCGTAGCAATAGTGTCCAGCAATTGCCGAACATTGGCGCCACCAACGTCAGCAATACGCGCCTCTGGTCCGAGCTTACCCATCCTGGCCTGCGCCATACCCAATGCGCTTTGCAGTAAATCTGGTGGCGTATCGCGCAGCAGCGCCTCGGCAACCTTTTGCTGGGCATAGGTAGATGCCGTTTCTTGTGAACCATACCTGCCAGCAACCTGGCGTCCAGCAGCTCCTAAAACGCCCATTACAGGCTGCGTAATAGGTCCAAGCACCGCACCCATCAGCGCGCTCTTTCCAGCGTCTGTTGCTATCTCTCCTGCTGTCTGTCCCTCGCTTGCTCCAGCCCCACCAAGCAATCCATAACCGACGCCTCCAGCACCGGCCTGGACCATGCGCTGACCCAGACCCATAACCTTGCCAGCCTCTGGCGCCGCAGTTAGATAGCGTCCAATATTTGAAACAGTCTGCGCCACTTTTGGTGCAGCAAATTCAACTGTAGGCATAACTGCCTTGCTAACAACGCCAGCCGCCCTCATAGGTAAACCTGCAAGCATGGTGGGGATTGACGCCACGCCCTGCAAGCCAGCAGATGTCCAGGGGTTTTCCTTCATGTAGGACTCAGCAGCTCCACGACGTATATCACGCTCCTGCTGATACGCCTCGAATAGCGGTTTACCAGTTTGATAGGCAGTAACGGGAGCCGCCAATGCACCGGCAAGTTCATCATAGAAGCCGAATGTCGGACCCTGCATCGCAGTCAAGAAACCTTTTTCAAGTTCAGACTTTTTGGCGCCGGCCTCGTAAGCAGGAGACTTACGCTCAGACAAGAATTTAAGTATCTCTGCTGGTGCGTATTGGTTCTCTACTGCGCTTGTAATGCTTTGAGTTAGATCAGGCATTGAGGCAAGATACTTGATGATCTCATCATCCTGGTATCCAGCAGATTTAGCCTCTTTGATCTTAATTTTTAGATCATCCATGATTTAATCCTTATGGTACTCTAGGCTTAAAAATATCGCCTAATGGCTTTCTTTGCGTTCCACCAGGTCCACCACCCATCAAAGACGGAATTTTTGCCTGTTCTCCAAGTGCAGTGCCAAGGTTTTTGAATCCGTATGAAGTACCAAATGCCTCGTACTCTTGACGCTTTTTGTTGTAAGCCTGACCAGCAGCCGCATAAAGTTCATTAGACAAACTCTGGAAATCATCACGCTGAGTAGGTGTCAGCTTTTGACCTGACATCATGTTGCTAAAGTAGTTCTGTAAACGATCCATGCGACCAGCAGCGGCCATTGCAATACCAAGTTCAGACTCGCGTACAACAGAGCCAGGATCAAGCAGTTTCATTACCTTAGTAGCGCCAGCAACATCACCAATTGGAGTTCCTTGCTTTAATGATGAAACTACCTGTCCGTATGCAGATTGCATATCGCTGAAATCTTTGTAGATTGGTTCTGCTTTAAATGCTTTACCCAAAGACATCTCATTTTCAAAGCCTTTTTGACCGCCAGTCATATCAACAGGAACATTGACCTTTGTTATTGGTGCAAGTGTTCTACGATAATCACCAACTTGGCCCATGCCAGTAGCACCAGTTCCACCTAGTTTTTGACCTAAAAGGTACTCAACAGAACGGATATCTGGTGACTGTGGCTCATACGGCATAACACCTTGTGCAATCCTACTATCGCCTTTTTTGTTGTACTGGACCATCTGAATTTGTCCGTTAACAACTTGCGCTACTGGTGCTCCGTATTCTTCAGCACCTAGATCAGCAGGTTCAATTGGAGCCGGTATCACGCCGCCCGTATCTGTTTGGATATAGTATTTTCCATCAGCAGCTTTAAATGGTTGTCCTTGTGTCTTAGCTGGCTGCATATACTTCATCAACTCCGGTATGCCTTCTTTTGCTGGCAACCGAGACAGCAATGCAGCCATTTGCGGAGGCAAATTAGCGCGTTGCATTTGAGCACCACCAATAGCAGGATTACCTAAACTTGGAGAAAGTTGACCAATCATCTCGGCCCTAGCAACAGTAGGTCCTGCAGGCAGTTGCGCTGTAACTGGAGCAGCCAATACAGACTCTGGAGTCATGGCGCCCATTTCTGGCGCTTGTCCACCAGTTAGCTGCATAACCATCTTGGCGTAATCCTCTTGCATCTGCTGCGCACGCTTTGCCTCCTCCAGCTTCTGCTTAGTAAGCAGTCCTGCAATGCCCTGCTGCTGCGCCTGCTGGTAACCCGTCTGTCCAGCCCCATACGCCTCGCCCAGAGCCTGGCCGATACCGATAGGCACTCTACTTGGACCAGATGACCTTAACAATGACATTGCTGCCTGCATGACGCCTTGGTCACGCATAGCCTTTAACTGCTCTGGGTCCAGGTAGCTTTCAAAGCCGCTGGATGGCGCATTGCCAAACAGCAAGCCGCCTAAATCAAAATCTGCCATGATGTTTCCCCTTTAACCAAGTAGTCCAAGCAAGCCGCCAAGTATGCTTCCTGGTACGCCAAATTTAGAACCAGCCAAAGCACCTCCAAATGCACCTGTAAGTGGATTTTTTGTATATGGTTCACTTGTTGTAGTACCCAAGTTAGGAATACCCTGACCCAAAGCAGACTGCGCCACCTGTAGCTTTTGCAGACCGATATTGCGCTGCGCGTCCATCTGATCTTGCAACAACTTTCGACGTGCTTCACCAGCCTGCATAACCGTATTAGCGCCACTCATGCGC